AGCGAGTAATTTCCCAGATTTTGATCTTAATTTTTATGAAGAAGGTAATGGCTTAAAATTTCAGTTGCACGGCAGAGGATCGAATACTTATGTAGATCCTTTAGCCGCATCGTTCTATGGCGATGTAAATATCAATGCTTATAGCGGAAGTTCAACTGATGGTGGTGATGGAAATTTAACTGTAGCAGGCGCAATCGGCGCTGGCGGTGCGGCAGAAAGTTTTTATGATCTCAAGGTTTACGGACTAGCGCGCTTTCAAGGGTCGGCAAACTTTGTTTCAGCCACAAACCCAATACAAGTAGGAGGCGTTACCCTCGTTGACGCTAGTCGCAACATTACAGCAGGCGCGATTACTAGTAGTGGAACGATAACGACAAGCGGCAGTTTTGTCGGCGTTACCGCTATCGTAGACAATGTTCTTGCCAAGACATCAAGCGGCAATATCTTATTCAAAACAAATGGCGGCGCGTCTATTGCGAGGTTTAATAATGACCTAAGCGCTGATTTCTTTGGCTCTACTTTATCCGTAGGCAATGCTACTGGCGGTAATCAGTTCTTTAAAAGACCAAGTGCAAATTATATTTTTGCAGATCAGACAGGCGGCTATCTAGTTTTCGGAACTAACGGGTTAAGTACAAGCCTAGCGAATGCGTCACTAAGACTTGATACCTCTAAAAATGCAATCTTTGGAGGCACCATCAATAGCGGGGCTATTACAAGCAGTAGCACAATAACTGCCCCCTACTTTGTTGCTGGAGGGAATCAACACAGAGTTAAGTTTTCGACGTGGACTGGCACTACATACGGTATAGGCATGAAAAACGGCTTTTCGTATGGTGGATTGACGGGCTATGCAATTTGCTCACAGATGAACACAACAGCCGGTCGCGGGTTTTGGTGGGGAACGACCGGACACTCCGACGCTCAAGGTGCTATGGCTCTCAGAAACGACGGTAAGCTGACAGTCGCAACCGCTATGCGGCTCGGATATGGAATTAATGACACTACTAATCCCGGTGCCACTCATGCGTTAGATGTCAGCGGGTCTATCTATGCTTCAAGTGATATTTATGCGGATGGCGGAAACCTAATCATAGGCGATGACGCATTTAGTAATGATGGCAACTATGTTGGCCTTAAAACCTCGGCAATGACTGGCGCTCACGACTACATGATTATTTCTGCGCCGAACGACGGCAATACCTATATAAGCGCCAAAAATGGCAACTCTGTTTATATTCGCGGCGGCGGTAACTTGAGTTCCAACGAAATACAAGTTCCTGACAGCACGTTTATTCAAGTAGATACAAGCAACTTCAATGTTGAAGGAAACATTACTGCGTTTCACTCTTCAGATGAATCGCTAAAAGAAAACATACGCGTCATTGATAGCCCCATTGAGAAAATTAAACAGATACGAGGCGTCTATTTTGATTGGACTGACGACTACATTAAACAACAGTCAGGCGATGGTCAGATTGACATTCGTAAATCCGACATAGGTGTTATAGCGCAAGACGTACAGCCCGTACTGGATGAGGTTGTCACTACCCGCAAAGATGGGACGATGGCCGTCAGATATGAAAAAATGATCGCGCTTTGTATTGAGGCGATCAAAGACCAGCAAGACCAAATCGATTTACTTAAAGATATCATCGAGGATATGAAAAATGGCAATAACTAACACGCGAACAGTTCAACGATGCGAAGTTTACCCACCGATGAGTGCTGACGATCATCCGACTATGATGGTTGTTTACACGCACACCTTCGACGACACAGATGACGCAGAGCTTCCAGTCACGACAGACAAGGTTGTTCACTTAACGCGCTACGTTGTGACTATGGCTGACGATGGTACAGAAACTTCTACGGCTACAGACATGACCAGTCACGACCAGATGGTTCAAGACATTGCGGCGGCTGTTTGGACTGACTAATGGCTAACCATACCGTCACGATAAGTGGCGATTCTGAGCTTAGTGAAATACAAGTCTTAAATGGCGGGTCATCTAGCAATCCAATAGATTTAGATGAGGGCGATACCCTTACTGTCACGCATTCCTCTGGCTCACAGATTAGCGGCAGTATTCCAGTACAAGGCTGGGCGAGCAGTCACTGGACTAACGTCGGCACGGTCTATATTGCTCGCGGATCGTCTGCGGTTAAAACTGTAAAAACAGGTGCGACCTATGACACGACAGACGTTATCAGTGCGGTGCAGACTGGCTACACGACGGGCCTAATTTACGTTGAAATTAATAACCCTACTGCGCCACCCGACACGACACCCGATAATTTTAGTTCAGACCTCGATACGGTCAGTAATGCTAATAGAAGCCAAGAGTATTTTCTTGGGTCGTTTACGATCTCAGGCATTAACACGAGCGTGACGTGCAGTGTGTCAGGAACTGCTAATCCAGAGAGCAGGGTTGGCTCTGACGGCGACAAAGACGCAAGCAACAAAACCGTAAGCAACGGCGACACAATATTCATTTGGGCAGACGCATCAAGCTCCTATAGCACTCAGACCACTATCGCGGTGACTGTAGGCACTCGTACAGTTAATAAGACGATTACCACAGCGGCTGATCCAGCGACTCAATACACGCGCATACCATTCCCCGTTTCGAGTGGGGCTATTAGCATGAACGATCTGCGGGAGTTCTTTGGCCCGCGACTAGGATCACCATCTTTAGGTAACTACTATCGCGGCGGTTCATATGTGCCGTCAAATACAACTGGCTCACCTAATAACTCAGGAGTGCCAGCATCAGGGGCCATACAATTAGACGACTTCTATAGCTCATTTACAGCCATATTTTTCTCTACGCCACCACCAAATCTACAGGGCTTTGGCTTCGGGAATGATTCGGTTGTATTAAATTGGAGTCGCAATAATTGGGAGATGGGATTCGGCCCTGATATGGAAGACGGTATGGACTACCGTATCACACACGAGGTCACGTCTTTCTTGTACAACTTGGGTACGCTGAATACTTTTCAGATTAGCTTTGACGGCGTTGTCCGAGATCTTAAAGTGGCAGGCAATCGAACATCTCATACGTTTGCGTATACAGATTCATACGGCGCAAGTGAGTCCGCGATTACGGTGACTGCTACTATGTCGAACAACGGTGAGATGGACGCCGCCGGTCTCATTACCTTAGAAGCTAGACACCCGAGAAGTACGTCCTATACGACTACTGCGACTTTCACATATTATATAAACCATACAGGCGGTAACTAACTTGAAAAACAGTTTTGTTGACACCACAATACAGTTACCACTAACTGAAAGGGTGACGCATGTCAGAGCAACAACAAGTAACAGAAGAGCAGTTTGTACTAAGTCAACGGATGGAATCGTTGGCACGTCAGAACGCACAGCAAGCCATTCGTATTGCTGATTTAGAGGCGCAAATTGCGCTCATGCAGGCTAAAGCACAACAGCCAGAAGCGGCAGAGCCTCCATTGGCAGGAGAGCTTCCCCTGGATAGTGAGGAAGAAGACGCTAAACACTAATATTCGTTGTGCATGGTAAAATAGGCCCATCTACACGGTGGGCTTTTTTATGCTTGATCCAATCACGGCGGCGGCAACAGCTACAAAATGTTACGCGATGGTGAAAGCTTTGATTGAGGCCAAACGCGAAGCGCACGATGTTATGGGTCAGGTCGCCAACTTTTACGGCGCGGCATCTGATGTGCTGTATGCCGATAAGAAAGTTAAAAATGTTTCCCCTTTTAAACGAATAGTCTTTTCTAAATCCGTTGAGGCCGAAGCGGTGCGCCTATTTGCCCTACGCAAAAAGATTGAATCTCAGCAATCCGAAATAATCCAAATGATTAACTACGCTTATGGGGCGCAAGGGCTGACTGAGTTTAGGGAGTTACGCAAGCAGGTCGCCAAGGAGCGCGAGGAAGCTGTTTATCGGCAGATCGAGATGCGTGAAAACCTAATGTTTAGTGTGGGCATTTTTTTGTGTCTAGGACTAATCAGCGGAATTGTGATGCTCATCTTTTCTTGACCGTGTGATAAAATACGTCATCGGATACAGGGATAAGATAATGAATCTTGCAGAGGAAGCATTGGCTAGACTATCGACACACGAGGCGAAGTGTGAGGAACGCCTACGGCGCCTCGATGAGAAGTTGGACTTGGCTCATCGAGACATCTCCACTAACCGAAACGCTGTGTTTGCTTTGTATCCTTTTATTGTTGGCGCTGTTTTTCTAGCTGACTGGTTTAAATAATGTACCAGTTCCATACAGACCACCCTACCCCTAACGTCTACCTCGACGTAGCTCGCGGTGCTATCTCGAACTCGCAGATTGTCCACAAGTTCGGTGCTAACTTTGACATCGACCAAGCGACAGACCCTGAGAGTGTATGGACAGGTGGCGGCTTATATCCTTGGGCGTCACTTTCTAGCGCCCAAACTATTTACTGCCTATCAACCAGTGGCAGTGACACAGCAGTCTTAAACATTGAAGGGCTAGACGCTAACTACAACGAACTAACTGAGTCAGTCACGTTGACAGGCACGTCAGCAGTCACCACAACAAACGCATTCTTACGCGTTTTCCGCATGACTTACGACGCAGACAATGTTGGAGACATCACAGCCCGCACTGTAAGCGCGTCAGGGGCGATTGTGGCGCAGATAGACACAGGCTATGCCCAAACACTAATGGCCGTCTACACGATCCCTGCGGGCTTTACAGGCTATCTGGTGGCACTAGACGCAACCATCGACGGGACGAAGACGTGTCAGGTTCTCATGTATCAAAGACTTTTGGGGAAGCCGTTTAGGATTGCGCACATCGCAGAGTCAGACGGTCACTACCGATATGAGTTTGTCGCACCGCTTACCGTGCCTGAGAAAACCGACATCGACATTCGTGTAGCAGAAGTTAGCGGGAACGATGCGAGAGTTACTGCCAACTTTGACCTCGTTCTTATCAAGGACTAATGTATGTGGCAGTCATTACTAGGACCAGTCGTCAATTTAGTAGGGAGTCACTTTGAAAGAAAGGGCGAAGAAAAGCGCGCGGTACATGAGCGCAAAATGGAAGCAATTAAGCAGGACGCGAACTGGGAAAATATTCACGCAAGCAATGCGGCTAATAGCTGGCGCGATGAGTTTTTCTCTATACTGTTTAGCATTCCTCTTGTGCTTTGTTTTATTCCACCTCTCGTCCCTTATGTTCGCGACGGTTTCGCGGTTCTGGAAACCATGCCAGAATATTACCGAATGCTCTTGGGCGCGCTTGTCGCGTCAAGCGTCGGAATTCGCGGACTTACTAAGTGGAAAGGGTAATGTATAGGTTTTTTAAACAACACGAGTTTGACTGCACTCACACTGCTACTGGTGGCGATAAGATGGACCCTGCCTTTATTCACAAGCTCGATGAATTACGTGAGCGATGTGGATTTTCGTTTCGCATCACCTCTGGCTGGAGAGATTTAACGCATCCTGTGGAATCTAAAAAAGAAAAAGGCGGCACACACACGCAAGGTATCGCCTGTGACATAGCCGTCAACAATGGCGTAGAGCGAATGCGAATTGTTAAAGAAGCCCTGAGCATGGGCTTTTCAGGAATAGGCGTAGCACGCACGTTCGTCCATGTGGATATGCGCGCAACCACACCCGTGATGTGGACCTACGGATAAAGCGGTACAGATTCTTTTTCTAATAACACAAGCGTTCCCATTGTTCTACGATATTGCTTTTGTTGTGCGCTCGGTAGCATATCAAGCATTGTCTCTGTTAGTGGCAAAGCCGCAAGTCTGCCAGAGTTCCACAACCGCAAAGCAATGTTGCGCATGGCTTGCTCGTCTTGTGGGTCAGCCCAAATACATGAATCCATTGCTCGCATTATCAGATAAGCCTCTCGCCTCTTCATGGCTAACTCTTCGTTAAAGTCTTTATTAGTTGTTGGCATTTTACTTCTCCCTTAGTAAAGGCCGCTTATGCGGCCAGTTTTGCTTTTTTGACGTTGACCAGCACTCGGTGGTGCAAACGCTGGATGTTGTAACCGCCTGCCCAGACCACACTGATCTGTACGTTAAATCCGTCGATAACCCACCAGCCTTGAAACGCCTCGCCGTAAACGACCTCAAAGTTGTCAGCGTCGATGCTCTTTATGCCTACGTCTGCCATCTTCTTGTGGATGCGAGCGTTGCGAGCTTGGTGCGTTTTCTGAAGGCTAACGATTGCGCGCTCGATGTGGCGCTCTTCGCCCCAATCAAAGTCATTTTGAAAAACCTTAGAAAACATTGCGTTTTTGGCTTCGACTGCCTCGTAGCGTTCTGAGCTGTACATACGAGTCGAAAGCACTTTTTCCTTGGCAACTCGGTATAAGGCGCGAGCTTCAACAATAGCGGCTGGCATGTTTGCAATTGTCTTAGCGTCAGCCTTAGCGAAAGCGTTTTCAATTTGAGTAAGTAAGTTAGTCATATCATCATTCCCTTCGTTAGTGGCTGTGTCCTCAGCCGATGAATACAGTTTGCCTTGAAATGATAACAATGTAAACACACAAACAGAATTAAATTAACAAAAAAAGAAAAATATTTATCCTAAAGTGGTTGCGCATTGCCTTGAATGGTGCAATGATGTGCATTGTTCCATGTGGAACTTTGAAGGGAGAAAGCGATGCAAATAGCAATACAAATCAGTAAGCAGGTCGATGACTGGGACAAGTGGGTCGATGAGCTTGAGCAGATTGATAGCACGGCGAGTGCTGATGACTACGACGCAGAAGCCAAAGTCGTCACACTTCTTGTGGATCAAAAATCAATTGACGATCACTACCATCCTGTAGGCGGTCGTTATCCCGTCGAGTTTGAGGGGCGCACAGAATTCGTCGAAGAAATTGGCATTTGCGTTCACTCGTGCAAGTGGCAAGACCACAACATCATCAATGCAGAGCAAGTCTGCGCAAAACTAGAAGGGCTAGATTATGTCAATTAAATTTGTAGAGCCGAAGCCGATTAAGGCAGAGCTGATCCAAGAGCTTGATTCGCTAGTCGGTCAACTGCACAACCTGTCAATCCGCAAGCCAATGCCATTTCATGTGCAAGAGGCCGCGATGGAAGCACGGATGGCTGACTTCTTAGAGCTGTCAGAGCAAGACTTCATTCGTGGCTGGACTGACTGTGAAGAAGGCATCGAACATCGTGCAGGCAAGTCAGAGGCGTACAACGCTGGTTACGCTGACTGCTATCAGTATAAAAACCAAGGAGGTTAGCAGTGAAAAACATACCGGAAAAAGTAGGGCAGGCTTTACGTGAGATTGGAGAAACACCTGCAACAGCTTGCTGGGATTGTCACGGAACCCCTGTTATTTTGCATAAAGCACTAGAAAAGCTAGCCGCTCATTTAGGCATAGAGTTCGATGAGCCACTTCATTTAGTAACTGATCCAGTTAACAAGCAAGTCGCGATGCAGGTCAAAGGTCGCCGAGTGATTTCAGAAGAATACGCCGTGGCTGAGGCTTGGTCGATTGGCGAAGTATCACCCGCTAATTGCAAGAACGCATATCCCTTTGCTATGGCGGAGAAGCGAGCCAAGGATAGAGTAATTTTAAAGCTGGCAGGTTTGCATGGTGACGTGTACTCCGAGTCAGAGGCGGAAGAATTCAAGGACGCAAAGCCTAGTTCAGACAATGAACTGCTGGAGTACAACGAAGCCGTCCGTGAGCATTGGGATTGGATCAACGGCGCAAAAGAAGCAATTGCTAATGAGGATTGGTATTCACTCGCTGGGATGTGGGGCGACATTGACCACGATACGATGGCAACGCTATTTAGAGCGCCGACAAAGGGCGGCATTTTTACAACCACAGAGCGTTCGGCCTGCAAGGGTAACGACGCATTCAACCAAGCAAGAAAGGAGTTAGCAACCAATGGAGTATGACAACACGAACCGCGGCGTACTGTTTAAGAACGACCGCAAAGAAAAGGAAAGCCAGCCTGACTACAAGGGCAATTACACCGATGGCAACGGGTCAGAGTTTTGGCTGTCAGCGTGGCTCAAGAAGGACAAAAACGGCAACACCTTCATGTCACTCAGCACGACGGCAAAGGATGACGCTCACAATAATGGGATGGCTCAAGCACGCCAAGCCGCAAAACCGACACAGGAGCTAGAAGATGACCTGCCTTTCTAGCACGGGACGCGCACTTAAGAAGGCTCAAGCACTGGCAGGCGTCAGCAATGACCAGCTAGCTCAAGAGTTCAATGTTAGACCGGTGCAGATTAGTCGGTGGCGTAATCACGAAGACATGAAGTTCAGTCGGGTGGTTACGTTGTGTCAAATGTTCAACTTGTCATTAGACGAGTTTGAGAGATTAGGGAGGTAAAAAAAGGGCCAGTGATGAGCTGGCCCATAACCACTTGCGGAAGGGATTCGCTCGTGGCATCCTTAGCTTGCGTACTCAGGATAGGAAAATTATACAGCAATACAGCTAACTGTATACCTATCACCTATCCTCTTTTTAATGTACGCCTAGTCGAGCCTAGTCAAATAGTGCTGTCTCAGGTGCAGTCGCTCACAAAAGCCGAATCATTCCTACGACCTTTAGAGGCGGGGACGAACAGTGGTTATGTTGCCAAGTAGTAAGGGCGCGGTCTGGCAGAGCCGTTAATGATCTGCACTGATACTGTATGAATGATGGACTAGCTGGAATCTTGTATAGGGCAACAACCGCCTCTAATGATTCCTATTGTCTAAAAAAAGGAGAAGGGAAATGAGTAAGTTTCTATTGATTGATATGCGCACTGGGTTAATGGATGGGATGTATGAAAGTTTCGAAGGTTGTCGAGAGGCAATCGACACGCTAGAACAAAGGTATGAAACTAGCTTTTGGCGTATTTTCGAAATGCAAAGTGATGGAAGAGAATTTGACGGCACGTTTCCACCCAATCATTTGTTTCATCACATTGTCGATCAGGCAGTTAAAGCACAAAACGCAGAAGGAGGTTTCCATTGAAAGACTTTCATGGCGAGGAATGGTATCCCGCTGACGAGGATTTTATTAAGTGGCAACACGCGTATCCTAGTGTCGATGTTTTTGCTGAGTATGACGCCGCAGAGTGTTGGATTGATGCTAACCCTGCTAGACGCAAAAAAAACTGCAAGTCGTTTGTCGTTAACTGGATAAAGAAAGCGGCACAAATGGAGAAAGGTATTAGTCCCTTTGCGCAAAAAGCCGCAGATGTGACGGGCGTCATCCCTTATCGCAAGTGGACGAAACTCGACGAGGAGACACACGACTTCATGCAAAGCGAAAGCTATCGGCAGTATTGCCTTGATCGGTTTGGCCAGTATGTAACTTTTAGCGGCGAGAGGGTGACGCGATGAAGGTTCGTCTTAGTCGCAGAGATTTATTGACTGCTGAATGTATGGGTGCAGATACGGTTGCACTATGTGAAAAGCTCATGGGTTTTAAGCCAAGACTTGAAAATGAGAAGCAGAGCAGAGTTGAGGCGAACATACTCGGCTACAAAGCGGAGATAGCCGTTGCTCGTTTGTTAGATATAGACCTTCCGGCTGTTAATGTCATGACCGATGGCGGTGTTGATTTGTGGTTCGACGACGTTTCTATTGACGTCAAGTTTACTAACAAAGAATACGGGCCACTTATTTTTGACAATATGACTAAGTTCAAAGCCGACGTTGCAGTATTAGTCGGTGCGACGGATGACCCTGCCGTTATGAGAGTTAACGGTGCATACCCGAGGTCAAAGTTTGAGTGGGATTGCCAGCGGAAAGATTTTGGCTATGGCGAGAGAGAGTATATGGAGGCAGAAAACATCTACCCAATTGAATGGCTTTGGTTGACCCTAATGAAAAAAAAACACGGTGCGCAAAATGATGGGTGAATTCTGGTTAATAAAAGACCCGATAGAAATCAAAGACCGCATCAAGGCGTTTCAGACGTTTCTTGAAAAAGAATGGTGTTGGGATAAGCCAGTGTCTTGGCAGGTTAAAGAGTACAAGCCACGCCGCTCAATGAGTCAGAATGACCTGTTCCATGTCTGGGTCAGGGATATGCTGAGGCACTTTAAAAAGAAGGGTGGCTTCACTGGCACAGAGGAAGAAATGAAGCTGATGGTGAAGTACAAGTTCCTCGGCACAGAGGATATCGAGGTCGGCAGTACGAACATACCAGCGCAGGTTCGGCGCACATCGACGCTAGATCGGGGGGAAATGCTATACTTCATGCAACAAGTAGAGGCATGGTGTATTGATCTGGGTGTCAAATTGACTAAGCCTCAAAGTTCGGAGTACGCCAAACTCGCAGGGGGATAAGCATGAGCTTATTGCAGTTTTGCACAACCGAAAGGCAGAAAGAAGTAGCGAGCCGAGTAGATCAGGGTATGAGCGCCCGCGAAATAGGACTGGACCTTGGTATTAGTAGGACTACTGTTCGCGATCATTTAAAGGCGGTGCAGAAGAAAGCCAGCGCGCAGGGTTACAGTCCAGAGCATGACTATACGCACCCTGTCCCTGACGGCTTCACAGTGAAGGGTGTCTCCACGCTATACACTGACGGAAAACCCGTTGCTCAGTGGGTGAAAAGCCAGTCAGACAAAGAACACGTCCTGCAAGTTGCGCTCGATAGCTTTAAAGAAGGGTTGAAAGACGACCTGAAAGGCTTGGCAAAGCCTGTAAAGAAAAGCAAAGCCAAGAAACAAAAAGACCGCATGGCCGTCACCATCGTCGGCGACCATCACCTTGGGATGCTGGCTTGGACACCAGAGACAGGGGCTGACCCTTGGGACTTGCAGATTGCACAAGACACCCTAATTAAAGGCGTTGATAAACTTCTGGCAAGCACCGGCGATTGCGCTGTAGGCGTTTTGCTCAACGTAGGTGACATGATCCACGCTAACAACCTAAAGGGCGAGACAGGCGCAGGGACGCCTCTCGACGTTGATGGCAGAGCAGGCAAGACCATTAGGGCCGCAGGCAACCTTTTCCAAATCATTGTCACTAGAATGCTCCAGCAGTACGACGAGGTGTGGCTGATTAACGCTCGCGGCAACCATGACCCTGACGCCTCTCTCTGGCTTAACGAAATGCTTCGTATGTACTACGAGAAGGAAAAGCGCGTTAAGGTGTTCGACAACTTTAACAAGTTCATCCATTTTGAGTGGGGCAATAACTTCGTCATTACGCATCACGGTGACAAGATACGCACTCGGCAACTGTACGAGGCAATCACTCGAGACTATGCGCAGGAGTGGGGGCGCACCAAGTATCGCTTTGCATGGACTGGTCACATTCATCACAAGCAAGCTGAGGAATTGGGTGGGCTTACTTGGGAAAGCTGGTCTGTACTGCCACCGCCTGACGCATGGCATTCAGCCAGTGGTTACGGGTCACAACGCTCAATTTCTTGTGTAGTATTAGACAAAGAACACGGCGAGTTCAGTCGGTTCAAAGTCGGTATAGAGGCACTGCAATGATTACACTCCCCATACTCTCTATGCCGCTACCTGATGGCGGGTCAGTTGTTTGCAGAGTGGAGGCGATAATCGGAGCAACAAGCAACATCCGCAACCAAGATTTGACCGATGTTTATGTCGAGGTCATGTGTCCTGAAGGCATAACGATAGATGTAGACATCGACTCGTTCACTCAGAGTTGGCTTGCGGCACTCATCACCCCGATGTCAGAAATGCGTGAAGATCATGGTATGCACTAAGTGCGGTAAAGAGATGGTGCCGATGTTCACAGCTAAGGGCGGCAAGCTAGAAGGCTGGTCGTGTGAGTGCGGCAATATAGAGAAAGCAATACTACGGGAACGACAATTCACTACAGAGACGTACTATGGCAATAAAACGAACGAACGCCGACATTTGGTGTAGCAAGGCTGTGAGGCTACGTGACGGCGCTTGTGTGCGATGTGGCAACACAGAGACGAATCAGGCCATGCACATATATGGTCGCAGAAATAAAGTCGTGAGGTATAGCCTCGATAATTTACTCACGGGCTGTTACACCTGCCACCGCTTATTCACCGAGTCGCCCGTCATGTTCACTGACTTTTGCAATCAGCATCTAGGTGAAGGCCACATGGAAATATTGCGTGAGAAGTCGCGCGGCATTCTGAAAGAAAACAAAGCCGTTCGCGATGAGATAGCCAAGCATTACCGCGAGCAGATCAAGCTCAAAGAACAGAACCCCGACCATGTGATGATTTCATATAACTGATTGCTTGCTTTTGTTATAATAACAACGAAACAGGAGGATGTTGTTATGTGTGTACAAAGCCAAAGACAGTTTTTTGCAGAGCGGCACCACATCGTCGTTACTGACAAGACCGCAGAGCTACTGGCTCGATTGGGCAGAGACAAGGGCATCGGTGAGGAAGAATACCTAAAGCGCCTGTCACGTCATCCCAACGAAGACCACTTCATCGCAGAGATTGCCCGTCATTACGGGTAAGTAATCTGACTGCGCCAGACCATTGCGCTTTCCCTTCCCCATATAATTATCAAAAAAAGATAACAAAGTGCTTGCAAAGGATAATTGCAGGTAGTAGATTAACTACATCGGCTGGGGACACAGCCTCAAGGGAGAAGGATATGGAAGCGAATCAAGTTCAACACGGCTTTGCGGATGATGGTCTGCACTGGTACGAAGACAAAGACCCCGAAGGTTTTACCGCGCTAATCTGGCGCACGAAGTCGATTTTCCAACCTTGGAAAGTCAATTTGTCTTGGACTGCAACGGGCAGGCCATTACGCGCAAAGCATTTTGGAACGCTTGAGGCGGCGCGTGATTATTGTCTTAGGGCAACTAACAGTGTGGTCGCATAAGCGGCCTTTACCAAGGGAGAAGGGATATGGAGTTTTATCAGGAAATCTACGGCCAATATCGAGCCTATAAAATGAAGGGGAGGTTCATCCGCATTTTTGATATGCAAGGTAGGCACATTGTGGACGCATCATTGAGTGAGCCTTGCCGCCTGTACCTTAACGATGTGTTGCGCGGCTTCCGCACAGCCGAATACATTATGGCCGCATAAGCGGCCTCAAGGGAGAGGGTTATGTGGGGATACACAATCATTGGTCGTGACGGTGGCGAGGCTTACACGTCTGAGCCTGAGTATGAGACGTACAAAGAGGCTGAAAAGGCTGGCGATCATACCTTGTGCGACATGAACGAGGGTTCATTAGAGGTTTGGGAAGACTAATGGCACGAGCTATCGACTTTCATTACAACATGACACATCAAGAAATCGCGGATGTCATGGGTGTAAGCCGTCAAACAATCAGAACGATTGAAATCAGAGCGTTAAAAAAACTAAGAAACAATCCAAAATTGAAGGGGTACTGCGATGCACTTACATCCGAATATCAAATATGCGGTGATTTTCCTGTTAGTGGTGATAGCATTCGGGATAGCTGGTCAGGGTGATTACGAAGAGGCCGTCAGCGAGCAAGACATTTACTGCGAATTCGTTGAATTGTGGGAGAGGACCAATGGCAGGGACGGACATCCTGACTGGCGAGGAATTTATGAAAAGACTTGTCTCGCTGACCAATGAGGACATGGAAGACTGGATCATCGCAGTAAGAGCCGCAGAAGCGATGTCAAAGAGATGGCAGGACGACGTAGCTATTCTCACAGACTTCAGAGTGGTAAAGCTAATTGATAACGACGAGCCGCCACTCGAAATAATTCGCTACCGTCCGTAGCTTCCTTGGGCGTGAGAAACCCCTTGCCCGCCTAGTGCGGGCTTTTTTATGCCTGTTAAATGCCGGATATTAAATAGGCGTTATTTATTGTCCGCACCTTTTTAGCATATATTGGTATAATATGAGCGGGGGACACTATATGTTGCAGACCGTGACGATAGATTGGCATCCTGTAGAGCAAGGCAGTATGCCAAGAAATGAAGGTAGCTATCTCGTCGCATTCGATGACGGCGCGGTAGAGACGTACCCCATGTCAGACCAAGACATCAAACGCGGAGAGGTAAGAGACGGGCAAACGCATGGCCTACTGTGGGCCACAGGTATACCGTCACCAATAGACGATGGCGAAGACTAGAGCGCAACGCGAAAGAGGCATCAGGCAGGACGAACTCAGAAGCTATTTAGCGGAGCGGGGTCGGCTCGATTACGTCTTTGATAACATTGAGAAAATCGAACAGCTAGACCCTGAGTCTGACCAGCACTTCGACAAGCGCCTTCAACAGCTTAAAGTTGCAAACGATCAGCGCATCAGATTGCTTAACAAGTACCTGCCAGACATGAAGGAAGAGCAAAACGAAGTCACTGATTTGCCGCCTGTCGTCATACAGCTAACTAATGCAACTGACCCCACCACAGTCTGACATCTTTGTATGCCCTGCCCGCTTCCGTGTAGTGGTCGCGGGTAGACGTTTCGGCAAGACCTTTCTCAGCACAGCAGAGCTACTCAATCGCGCACTCGCCAAACCTGACCAGAACGTCTGGTATGTGGCTCCTACCTACAAGGCGGCTAAAGAGATTGCGTGGGATATGCTGACCAGCCAGATACCTATGGAGTACGTTGGAAAGACTAACGAGACATCACTAAGCATTACGCTAAAGAACGGCTCTACTATTGCACTCAAAGGCGCAGAGAAGCCTGACAACCTTCGCGGACGGTCACTAGACTTTGTGGTGCTTGATGAGTTTGCTGATATGCGCAAGGAGGCATGGTATGAGGTCATTCGACCTTCGTTGTCAGATAGGCAAGGATCAGCGGCGCTGTTTATAGGGACACCCAAAGGGCGTAATCACTTTTATGATCTTTACGGAAAAGGGGTAGACAAAGATGAAGGCTGGCAGTCTTACCAGTACACGACCATTGAAGGCGGTAATGTGCCGCCAGATGAGATTGCGAGCGCCAAAGCAGACCTTGACGACAGAACATTTGAGCAGGAATACGAAGCTCGTTTCGTGTCATACAGCGGCGTTATCTACTACGCTTTCAAGCGAGAAGAGTCAGTAGTCAGGCACGACGGCGACCGCTCTGTCATACACGTTGGGATGGACTTTAACCTCGATCCGATGTCTGCTGTCCTGATGACCCGCAGAGGCGACACACTGCACGTATTTGACGAGATTGTTATGTTTGGCTCAAACACCGATGAGATGGTCGCAGAGATTCGCACACGCTACGGAAATGGTACAATAGTCATATACCCTGACCCTGCCTCGCGTCAACGGAAAACTAGTGCAGGGGGTAGAACGGATTTGTCCATTCTGCAAAACGCGGGATTTGATGTGAAAGTAAGGTCATCACACGCGGCGGTTAGAGATAGGATAAACAGCGTAAACTCGCGTCTGCTATCTAAAGATGGGCAACGGCGCTTGTTTGTAGACCCTAAGTGCAAGAAGGTGATTGAATCATTGGAACGCCACACCTACAAGGAAGGCACCAGCCAGCCAACGAAGGACGGCTTCGATCACATGAATGACGCACTGGGCTATGCCGTTGAATATCTATTCCCCATACGAAAGGCGAATAAGCCGCAAGCCCCGCAGAGGTGGACTTAATGTATTACGAAGATATTGAATACCAGCACCCCGACTATGAAAACAATCTAGATCGCTGGGAGTTCTATGTTCGGTCATACATGGGTGGGCAAGACTACCGCGATGGCTCTTACCTGACTAGCTACCTCAATGAAGATAAGAACGCATACTCGCGACGCTTGGCGCTCACACCGCTAGACAACCATTGCCGCAACGTGGTCCACGTTTATTCGTCGTTCCTATGGCGTCAGCCGCCTACTCGCAACTTTCAGCAGATGGAAGGCAGTGCAGACCTCATCGCATTCATCAAGGACGCCAACCTCGACGGCCAAAACTTCAACAGCTTTATGCGTGAAGCTCAGATATGGTCGAGCGTGTACGGTCACGTATGGGTCATGCTTGATAAGCCACAGTCCACGGCAGGCACTAGAGCCGAAGAGTTAGACCAAGAGATACGCCCATACGTCACACTGGTCACGCCAGAGAATGTCTATGATTGGAAGTACGAGCGAATGCCTAGCGGTCGCCATGAGCTGACCTACATGAAAGTGCGCGAGTCAGTAAACCGCATCGACGGGACGACGACAGAAACGTATTTTCGTATCTGGACCAAAGATCAAATTCAGCTCATCCGTTACCGCGGTGACGAGGCAACCATTGTCGAGACTATCGACAACCCCATCGGCAAGATACCGGCGGTCAACATACCGGCCAACCGGTCAATCGTTCGTGGCATTGGTATCAGCGACATCTCTGACATCAGCTATATGCAACAAGCGATCTACCAAGAGCTATCGGAAATCGAACAGCTTATCCGCATCTCTAACCACCCGACGCTCGTAAAGACCTTTGACACTGACGCGACTGCTGGAGCCGGTGCAGTCATCAACATTAGCGATGACATCGACGCAGGATTAAAGCCGTACCAGATGCAACCGTCAGGGGCTAACCTAGACGCCATCAGAGCCTCTATAGAGGACAAGATCGACTCGATCAATCGTATGGCCCACATGGGCGCAGTACGCGGCACAGAGGCAATGACGCAGTCAGGCGTGGCTATGCAGACAGAGTTCCAAATGCTAAACGCCAAGCTAGCAGAGAAGGCCGACATTCTTGAGCTGGCTGAAGAGCAGTTGTGGGAGTTGTGGTGTCGGTGGCAAGGTCACAACCTGCATGAGGTAGAGGTCAGCTATCCTGACTCGTTTGACATTCGTGACTACGGGACAGAGCTTGAGTTCCTACAGAAGACTCGCGCTAGTGGTGTTAAGTCAGTCACCTTGTTGCGTGAGATTGACAAGCAAATTGCAGACCTTGTGCTTGATGACCAAGTGCTTGCACAGGCACACGCTGAGATTGAAGAGGCCACTACAGCGGTCGGTGACTTCACCAAAGAGACGCAGATTTACAAGTACCACATCGACAGTGGAATGGTGACGCCTAACGAGGTGCGCGAGAAGATCGGGCTTGAGGATGTTGCCGGTGGTGACCAGTTAGTAGAGCCAGTACAGACGGTAACCAATGGCGGCTGATACTGACCACGCCAGAGATGTAATCGACCGCGCCAAAAGGCACGAGCTTAGATTGCAGAATGCGCTTGCCATACTGTCACAGCGTGTCGTGCAGTTGATGGGCAGTGCGCCGTTACGAGATGGTGATTTGTTCGATTTAGAGTGGGCCGTTAACGCTCGCGCAACGATCAGTCAATTCGTGCAGGAAGAGTATCTCACGGAGATTGACGACATGATCCGTGACTATGCTGTGGTGGCTCAACAGGCAGAAGCGATGCTTGGCAACTACACAGCACTTGCAAGGCTTGATGAGTCGGTAGTGCGACAGTTACAGCAGTTGTCGTTTCGTGGTCTTGAGACACTAGGAGAAGAGTTCGTCGAGGCTGTCGCTTCTCAGGTGTATGCGAACACGCTGACCGGCTTACCATTCGCTCAGGCTGTCGAGCAGATACAGCAGAGCGTAGACGCTGACCTTGGACGCTATGCACAAGTAGCACTCAATGACGGTCTGATGGACTTCGACCGGACAATCACGACCAATATGTCACTAGAGGCAGGAGCCACAGAGTTCAAGTATTTCGGGCCTGATGACTCAAAGACCCGACAACATTGCGAAAAGTATGTTGGCAAGACTATGAGCATCGAAGAAATACGCGAGGCATGGTCTGGCGAATGGTCTGGGAAAAGAGATGGTAGCCCGTTTGTAGTTGCAGGCGGTTACAACTGTAGGCACAGGTTTAGACCTGTATTCTAAGGAGGCACGTATGCCGTATCACAAGAAAGACAAAAAGAAGAAAAAGCGTAAATCTCGCTGATTTGATATAATTTAACCCACTCGAAAGAGGATTCGTAACATGAGCGATGAAATCATGGCAGACGCGGTAACTGAAGCCGCAGTGGAAACACCACAAGTTCAGGATTCAAAGACGTTTACGCAAGATGAGTTGGACCGGATAGTAGCGGATCGTGTTGCTCGCACTAAGCGACAATATGAAAAGCGCCTAGATGGTATCGACCTCGATGAGGCAAAGTCTCTTCTACAACGACAGCAAGAAGCTGAAGTCGAGAAGCAGAAAGAGCGCGGAGAGTTCGAGTCAATTCTGAGGCAGACCGTTGAGAAGAAAGATCAAGAAATATCGACTTACAAGCAACGCCTCGAAAGCCAATTGGTAGACGGAGCGTTACTGACAGCGGCAAGCCGGAACAATGCAGTATCGGCAGAGCAAGTCAGTCAGTTGTTACGTGGTTCGGTTCGGCTGTCTGACGACGGCACCGCAGAAGTTTACGATGCGAACGGAACGCCACGCTATAACGAACAGGGCGAGCTTTTGTCAGTTGACCAGTTAGTCGGTGATTTCTTGACCTCGAACCCGCACTTCGTGAAAGCGTCATCAGGTGGCGCAGGATCGCGGACAGCGGTAGGTGGTTCCACGTCGAAACCTATGTCGGCGGTCGAAATGGAAGCTAACTGGAATAGCGGTGGCAAAGAAGCCTATCGCGCGATGATGTTAGCTAATAAATAAACCGCTAATCACAGGAGATTTTCATCATGGCGGCTACTACTTCAACAACACTCGACGACCTGTTTGCAAACATCATTATGCAGGCTCGTTTCACTGCCGAAGAGCAATCGCTCATGGCTGGCCTAATCACTCGTTACGACATCGGCAACGAAGCTGGTAAGACAATTCAAGTACCTAAGTACCCAGCGGTTGCGGCGGCTGATCTGACTGAAGGCACTGACATGTCCTCAAGCACAGTATCAACCTCTAGCGTCACTGTTACCGTCGGTGAAGTTGGTGCGCAAGTTGTACTGACTGACCTCGCGGCAATGGGCGCGGGCAACCCTGCTCAAGAGCTTGGCACTGTATTGGGTAACTCTATCGCTACTAAGATGGACCAAGACATCATCGCTTTGTTCGATGGCTTCTCGGCTTCACTTGGTGCGGCGGCTCAAGAGATTACTGTCGCTGACTTGTTCAAAGCGGCGGCTACTCTTCGCAATGCCAAGGTGACTGGACCAATCACTGCTGTGATTCACCCATTCCACGCTTACCAGTTGTCAGCAAACCTGACTAACACCTTCGCTAACCCCAACGGTGGTGACCTACAGAACGAAGCAATGCGCAACGGCTTCGTAGGTTCTATCGCAGGTATCGACGTATACCAGTCAGCTAACATTACAGTTGATGGAAATGACGACGCGAAAGGCTGTGTGTTTGGTCGTGAGGCAATGGCTATCGCTATGAAGCGTGACTTCAACCTTGAGACAGAGCGCAACGCCTCTCTCCGTGCCTTCGAGCTTAACGCTACAGCCGTTTACGGTGTTGCAGAGCTTGACGACAGCTACGGTGTAGAGATGTTCTTCGACGCGGCACTCTAAGATGTACACGCCCCTTCGGGGGCGTTTTACTCTGAGGATTATATGGCAGTCAATTATCGCGGTGAACGATTTGAGGATTACAACGTGGCAAAGCGAACGCCACGACATCCCTCTAGCTCGCACGCGGTTCTGGCTCGCTACAAAGGTGCAATCAAGCTACTACGGTTTGGCGCTCAAGGCGCGAAGACTTATCCACCTAGAGATGGTGAGTCGGCCCGCGACAAGGCCATGCGAGCGGCTTGGTATGCACGACACGGGGATACCCTAAAGAACGCAACGCCCCTAGATAAAATCTATTGGGCGGCAAAAATTAAGTGGTGATGACATGGCATTCAGTAACGACAGCAATCTCGTAGAGTTAGTGCCAGACATTCTGGACTTTGGTATCACTAGCTTTTCAGACGAACACGCAAGAGCGCAGGCAGACATAGAACGAGAGATTCGGAATCAGTGGTGGCACCGTAAGGGCATTGCCGGTGAAATGAATAACAGCTACCTAACGGATTCGCAGTGGACTCGATCAGCGTCATACCTCGTATTGTGGAAGTACGCATTACCACAGCTTACTAACTGGGTGGACGATGACCGCTTTTTGCAAATGATCGACTTCTACAAAGCCCGTTATGGCGAAGAGATGGACGCAGTATTTCAAGACGGCGTTGAGTATGACGCTGATGATGATGGTCAGGTTACGGATAAAGAGAAAGAAATCGTGCCGATCAATCGGTTAAACCGATGATAAAGGTAAGGACTAATCCGCTACGCTTAGAGCGTGTGGCTGATGACATCAAAAAGGATCTTAACAGTAGCAAGAAGCGAGCAATGGCGCGCACAGTGCTACATGGCACGACCATCATTGAGGAGCGTACAGCGCAAGGCAAAGGCTACAGAGGCGGGTTCGGTAGCTACAGCAGTGGATGGAAGCGAGTTCGAGATGCGCTTGGCTTAGAGACAGCAAAGGTCAATTTAGAGTTTGGCTACGAAAAAGTGAAAGGTAAGCCATCCAGTGATGGCGAGACTGTCATGTCTAAAGTAAGTGACCGATATAAAAAGCGGCCATCTATGCTTGCGGCTTTACAAGGCAAAGTCGTCAGCAGAAAAGTCGGTGAGATATTCTTTAGTCGACCTGATGCGGCAAAGCGAGCGGCAATGGTTAATGAGACAAGGAAGTTTTTTGGGTTCAACCGTAGCGAAGAGAAAGACTTGGCCCGCGTTTATTTTGGTCAGGTCAAGATTAAGGACAGACGGCGATGAGCGTTAGAGAAAACATTGCAACGAATCTTGTGACAGCACTGCAAGCCATCTCGACTCCTAACGTTAAAAAGGTGACGCGTGAGCCATTCGACTTTGACAAGCTATCAAACGCGCAATTCCCAGCCATACTAGTACGCACAGCGAACGAGACGAGAGAAGACGCCAGCATTGGCGGAAGTATGTCGAGCAGGCAAGGAACTATCGACTACGAACTGATTTGCTTTGTGAAAAACAAAAACATCGACACAGCCCGCAATCAGATTGTAGAGGCTATCGACGAAAAGCTCGACGAGGATAGGACGCGTGGCGGTCACGCTATTGATACGCAAGTTATTAGCGTTGAGGTGGATGATGGTACAATAGACCCAGTAGGCGGCGTCATTGTCACCGTTCAAATTCTTTATACATACACACGCGGTGACGCGTAAGGGAGAAACAAATGGCTACACATAAAGGCTCAACAGGATCAGTTAAGGTCGCCGTTAGCGGTGGGACAGAGGCAGTTGTCGGTGAGGTTCGTTCGTACAGCATCGACGAGACTGCGGACACCATCGAAGATACAGTGATGGGTGACTCTGTTAAGTCATACCTTTCCAGCCTCAAGGACGCGACGCTTACTATCGACGCGCTTTGGGATGACGCAGACGCACAGCAGTTAGTGCTTGATTCTGGTGCCGCTATTGATTGGGAAATTCACCCAACTGGAACAGGTACCGGCGAGAAGTATTACGCTGGCGCTGGCGTTGTGACTGCAAAGACTATCTCCGCGTCTTATGACGGATTGGTCGAGGCGTCATTCTCCGTGCAAGTATCGGGCGCAGTCACAGAAGCGTCTAACTAATGGGTCTGGCTAAAGAGTTACGAGCGCGCCGAAAGCAGTCACGCCGTAAAATTGAGGTCGAGGAGTGGGCTGATGATGACGGGGCGTTTGCTCTTTATTGTCGGCCCATCACTTGTTATGACCTAAATGAGCTACAGCGTAAGCATCCGCAAGTCTTGCAGAACCCTAGCATTGCAAGCATGGTTGATTTGATCGTTATGAAGGCAGAGTCTAAGGATGGCGAAAAGCTGTTCACTTCTGCTGAAGATAAGATGGACCTGATGGGCGAAGAGACTACGGTTGTTTCTGAGATTGCTAATCAGATGTTCGGCACCATTGAGTCTGCGGAGGACTTAGCAAAAAACTGACGTCCGATCAGTCGAGGTTTAACCTTATTGCCTTGGCTGATCGGCTTCATAAGACTATAGAAGAAGTCGAGCAGATATCCGTTACTGAGTACCACGAATGGCTCGCATACTTCCACATACTGAGCGAGCAGAATAATGGCGACTCAAGACGTTAAAATTAAGATCACAGCACTTGATAAAACATCGGGTGCGCTTAAGAAAATTGGGTCGGGTCTTAGAACTTTAACCAAGCCATTGCTCAACATGAAGACTGCGCTTGTCGGCGTTCTTGGCGCTGGCGGCATAACTTTACTTGTAAGGCAGTCACTTCTCGCCACCGATGCCCTGTCTAAAACCGCCAGTAAGATCGGCACCACAACCGAAGCCCTGAGTGCCTTGCAATATGCGGGCAAAATTACAGGCGTCGAAGTCAACACGATGAATATGGCGCTTCAGCGGTTTAGCCGTAGAGCATCAGAAGCGGCCAATGGCACGGGTGAAGCAAAAGGCGCAATTCGTGAGCTAGGGATTAACGCCCGTGACCTCGTTCAACTTCCACTCGATGAGCGAATGCTTGTCCTTGCCGACGCCTTCCAAGGCGTTAAAAGTGAGTCCGATAAATTAAGAATCGCGTTTAAGCTGTTTGACTCAGAGGGTGCCGCACTTGTTAATACTCTTGCTCAAGGCAGAGGCGGTCTTGCCGCAATGCTTGGAGAGGCTAAGGCGCTTGGCGCTGTCATGTCATCTGAAGCCGCCGCAGGCGTAGAAGATGCCAACGACGAGTTCCTAAAACTATCGACTATTTTCAAAGGCATATTAGACCAGACCACAGCGGCGTTAGCTCCTGCCCTTGAATACATTGTTTCGTCTTTGACAGAAACGCTTAAGTCATTTGGTAACGCGCAAACAGGATTTACTGAAGTAGGAAAGACTATTGCTAAAAACTTAATTGCCGCGTTCAGTGCGGCGGCTACTGGTATCTTTAGTATTCTTAACTCAATCATTGAGCAATACAACAGAATAAATAAAGCGGTCATCGATGTTTCCTTAGCTCTTGATAAGCGTGGATTAAAGGCTATAGAAAGAGAAAGAGACGAGTTGATTGAGCTTCAAAGAATTAGAAATAAGTTTTTTAACGACCGTCAAGAATTAACCGATAAAGAATATAAGGCTTTGACAAAAGCAGGAGAAGAAGGGTTAGTTACAGAGCAACAATTTGCCGATGCGCGGTTAGATATTGAGCGCAGACTGGCTGAAAAAATTGAGGAAATTCGCGTAGCGACTGCAAACGGTGAGGGAATTCCAGAAATAACGATGGAAAGCCTTTTCGGGATTAGTGAAGCTGAGTTTGAAGCGTTCTTTACTAAATTAGGCAAAACAGTAGACGACTTTACCCTTACGTTAGGAAAGCCGCCCGTAGCACCAGAAAACAACGCCGTTAATAAGTACGTTGAACAACTCAAACAGCTCGACCGACAGCTACCTGAGTCAGAAGATTTAGTGACTAGCTTTGCAAATAACACCATGAACGCATTTACCAATGGCTTCACCGCCGCGATTACAGGTGCCGAAAACTTTGCAGACGCAATGAAGAGCATGGCTAAATCAGTGGTTGATGACCTTATACGAATGGCCGTTCAATATTACATTACTCAACAGATATTCGGCGCGATTGTCAGTGCGTTTGGCACTCCAGCTCCAAAAGGACTAAACGGACAGCCAGCGGGGCCAAGAACTGGCCCGCAAGTTCCAGACTTTAACGGCGGTGGCTTTACAGGCTACGGAGCAAGAGCGGGTGGTGTAGACGGCAAAGGCGGTTTCCCTGCAATTTTGCACCCCAATGAATCAGTGTTAGATCACACGAGAGGGCAAGGGTCAGGTGTTACGATAGTGCAGAACATCAACGTGACCACAGGCGTACAGCAAACCGTACGTGCAGAGATAGCAAACTTACTGCCTCAGATCAGCAACGCGGCGAAGTCTGCTGTCGCAGATGCTAGACTACGTGGCGGTGGCTTCAGCAAAGCAATGGTAGGTGCATAATGGCGGCTTTTCCAAGTGTAGGCTTTACGTCGATGACGATGCGGCTCAGGTCAGCAACGGCTGTCAGCCAGTCACCGTTTACCTATGACCAGCAGACTTATCAGCATCAGGGTGTGAGATGGGAAGCAGAGGTTCAACTGCCACCACTCAAGCGAGCAGAAGCCAAGCAGGTAGAGGCGTTCTTTGCTTCTCTACGCGGTCAAGCTGGAACCTTTACTATGGGCAACCCAATACACAATACGACCGCCACAGGCGCAATCACGAGCGGCACAGCGGGTGCCACAACCGTCACCGGCTCTACGTCAGGCGTGGTTGCTGGTGATTACTTTGAAACAGGCAGTGCGCTATACATCGTGACCGACATTTCTGGAAGCTCGATTGATATAATGCCGCCACTTCGATCAGCGATTAGCTCATCGACCCCTATGGACTTCACACTGCCGAAAGGCACATGGCGACTGGCAAGCAATGACATTGGATGGAGTATCAACCAAGCTAGTTTGTACGGTTTCACTTTTGCTTGCGTTGAGGCTATATGAGCAGATCACTGACATCAGCGATGCAGTCGGCAGTTACCGCCGATTTAGTACGCCCGATCATATTAGTACAGTGCGCGTTTGATTCCGGCAATCTGAATCTATGGAACGGCGTGGGCAATCTTACAGTCAGCAGTGTTGACTATGTTGGCGCTGGCACATTGTTAGCCATCGGTGAAATAGCAGAGACGTCAGAGTTACAAGCCAACGGCATCACAGTCACCCTGTCAGGAATCACTGACCCGTTATTAGCTAAAGCACGTGACGAGGACTACCAAGGCCGTGAGCTTAAAGTATTGCTTGGCGCTATGGATGCCAGCAACGGGGTCATAAGCACGCCCGTAAACGTGTTCAGTGGCTTCATGGACACGATGGTTATTAATGACTCATCGGAAACCGCCACGATACAGATAGCCGTCGAGAATCGTTTGATTGGTTTTGAGCGCACTCGTGTCAGAAGGTACACAGCAGAGGATCAACTAATCGACTTTCCGAATGACAAAGGCTTGGAGTTTGTTGCTGACATGGCTGAGAAAGAGATTGTGTGGGGACGCAGTGGTGTAGTTGGTGGCGGCGGGCGTCCTAATGCCGACCCAGATGCACCAGCAAACCCGCCACAGCTTCCGTAATAACTGAGGAACTAGTCATGGAATTTGCGATAGAAAACCTAGCAAAAGTCAGGCGAGAAATTGAGCCGTTGCTCGAACAGCATTGGCAAGAAATAGCTTTGAACAAAGACATCATTAAGATGAATCCTGATTGGGAAGGCTATGCACGACTTGATAACGTCAACGCGCTCAGGATTTACACAGCTAGAAAAGACGACGTAATGATGGGCTACTTTGTGGTCATCGTCAGCAAGTCACTGCACTACCGCGACCACTTGTTCGCTAACAACGACGTGATCTTTTTGACTCAGCCAGCTCGCAAAGGTTTGACCGGCGTAAAGCTCATTAAGTTTGCCATCGAGTCATTGGCGGCTGAAGGCATTACCAAGCTACACATAAACACAAAAGCACATCAGCCCTTCGACGCAATCCTTGAGCGATTGAACTTTGAAGAAATCGAACGCGTCTATTCTTTAGTATTGAGGTAAGAACATGGCTATTGCGGCAGTTGCAGGATTAGCTTCTTTAGGCGGTGCGGCACTGGCTGGATTTGTAACTAGCTTCGCAGTTGGCCTTGGATACTTTGCTCTTGGCGCTGGCCTGTCGATGGTATCTCGTGCGCTGGCACCTAAGCCCAACATTGGCGCACAGATGCGGGGTATCACACAGACCAGTCGTGAACCTGCTGGCTCACGCAAAATCGTTTACGGAAAGATGCGCGTCGGTGGTCAGGTTGTATTTATATCCAACTCAGGCGATGACAATAAATACCTGCACATGGCTATCGCCTTTGCCAGCCACGAAATAGAAAGCTACGAAGAAATTTGGTTCAACGATAAGAAAGTGTGGACGCTTAGTGGCGGGTTCCAAAGCGACTGGGGTACTTACGTCACTATTGACCGGAAGTTTGGCACGGCAGGACAGGCCGCATCGACTGACCTCGTAAACGCCAATGTGCTATGGACTACTAATCACAAGCTGTCGGGCATCGCTTACATTGCATTTAGGCTGGAGTGGGACGCAGACAAGTTTCCGCAGGGCGTCCCCAACATCACCGCCGTTCTGAAGGGTAAAAAGGTATACGATCCTCGCAGTTCAAGTACAGGCTGGAGTCAAAACCCTGCGTTATGTTTGCGCGACTATATGCTCGACGACAAGTACGGGCTTGGCGAAGTTACAGCCAACATAGATAGCACTGCGCTTACTGCCGCCGCTAACCTTTGCGAAGAACAGGTCACTCTTGACGCTGGCGGCACTCAAGACCGCTACCAATGTAATGGCGTTATAGAGACGGGAAACCAAATCAGAGCCAACATTGAACAGCTACTGGCATCAATGGGCGGAATGCTGACCTACTCAGGCGGTAAGTATTTCATTGATGGTGCTGAGTACAAGACGCCTACGCTTACGTTTACAGAAGCAGACGTTATTAGTGACATACAAACGCAGACTAAGCAGTCGCGCAGAGGCGTCTACAATGGCGTCAAAGGCATTTTCGTTTCTGAGGAGAAGAACTACAAGGTATTGGATTACCCGCCTCAGATCAGCTCTACGTACGCCACAGAGGACGGCGACCCAATCTATTTAGATATGGCCCTGCCGTTTGTAACAAACAACACGCAGGCTCAGAGACTCGCGAAGATTGCACTGCTGAAGTCGCGCCAGCAAGTCGTTATCAACATGACCGTAAACCTTAAAGGCTTGAAAGTTAAAGTCGGTGACACAATCAATGTGACGAACGACCGGTTGGACTACAGCTCAAAAGTCTTTCAAGTTATCGACTACTCTTTAGCTATTGCAGATGGTGGCGCACTTGCCGTGAACTTGGCTTGCATTGAAACAGCATCAGCCATTTACGATTGGACCACTAGCGACGAAGAGGACTTTTTAAGCGGTGGGGAGTTAGACCTGTATGACGGGCGAACCGTTGCTAACGTCACTAATCTGACGTTGACAGAAACAGCATTCAAAGGGCCGGATGGCAATTTAATCAGCGCCGTAGATTTGACATGGACAGGGCCGACAGATGCTTTCGTTGAACTGTACAAGGTCCGGTACAACAAGACAGGAACCACAAACTATTTTTATGCTTCTACTCGTGAGCCTCGTGTCTACATATCAGGCTTAGATATAACGTCTAATTATGACTTTAGGGTTAAGGCAGAAAACCTTATCGGTGTGAGTAGCACAGGAACAACTCTTAGCAACCAAGCATTGAGCGGCGATACTACAGCACCAAGCGCGCCGACATCGGCAAGTGCTACAGGTGGTATACAGACCATCACCGCAGAGTGGACTAACCCCAGCGACATTGATTTCAAGCATACAGAGGTGTTTGTAAACACTAGCAATTCAATCCCTGCAACACCTACAGCGGTCGTCGATGGTGAAGAGTATATCGTTACGGGCTTATCAGGAGCCGCCACACGCTACTTTTGGTTAAAGTCCGTAGACTTCTCAGGTAACAAGTCAGCGGCCACAGCAAGCTTCTCAGGCGCTTCTGTCGTGGCAGATAGTTCTGATATTGGTGACGACGCAATCGGTAATAGTCAGATTGCAGATGACGCCGTTGATATTACAAAGATCGCCAACACGCTTGAGACAACAAACTTCAGCACCACTAACGGAACAGGCTGGCAAATAAAGACAGACGGCACAGCTACGTTTAATGACGTAAATGTCAGGGGCGAAGTAGTCGCGACACAGCTTAACGTACAAGACGCAACGATATCGGGAAGCCTTAAAGCGAATGAGCTATCAGACGGCATTGTAAAAATAACTAGCGTTTCACAAGAAGTGTGGAACGAGATTGAAAGTCGCGTCGGGTCAACAACAGGAAGCACTGGGTTTTTTGAGTCTGCATCAGGCAACCTTACAGGTGGCGACTTAACGCTTACCACGGCATCAACTAAACCACACACACTGGGGCAAACTGTATATTTTGAGTTGGATGCTATTTACTTTTGGTCTAGTGCTACAAGCGTCAGTGGTGACGATCTGTTACTAGACGTCAAATTTCAACACAGTACCGATAACGTCACATACACCACCGCCAACACCACACAAATAACTGTCGAACGTCATAACTACTTCAACGGCTTCATGTATGACATTGATAACAGTGTCCAGTATCAGCTAACCGGCTTGGCCGCTGGCAATTACTATTTCCGCGTATCACTTGAGCCTGTAGGTGCAACTCCTAACGCCTTCTCTATCGCTTATCAGGGCGTTCCTGTGACCTTTGAAGTCAATGAAATTGGCACGGGTACAGTTGCAACTGGTGGTAACGCAGATACGCTTGATAATTTGGACAGCACTCAGTTTTTGCGTTCTGACCAAAACGACACAATGAACGGATCGCTTATTGTTACCGGCGACCTTACGATTCAAGGCACAACAACAACCCTAAATACTGCAACCCTTGATGTCGAAGACAAAAATATAACCATAAATTACGGCGCAGGAGACACATCAGGCTCGGCAAATGGCGCGGGTATAACCATACAAGATGCTGTTAGCGCATCGACTGACGCGACGATTCTATGGGATGCAACAACCGACACGTTTGATTTCAGCCATCCTGTAGCTATTACGGGCGCACTTACTAGTACAGAATTGACTATTACTGGCGGCTCTAATACTGCTGACATTTATATAAATAACACATCACCAACACTAGGTTTCACAGACAGCAACTCATTTTCTGATTCTAATGATATTTATATTGTTAGAGCAGGGTCAACAGGAGATTTACAGTTTCAGTTTTTTGATAACAGTGCAAATACCACTACAACCACATTTCAAATTGATGAGACAGGCAATACCACCATCGCAGGCACCATATCTAGTGGGGCTATCACTAGCAGTGGCATTTCATCTTTTGGTAACGGAACGACGGTAGGAGGTATCGAG